GACTTTAGATATTTGTTACCGGTAACAAATTCTGAACCGCTGTTTCTAGAAGAAATATTATAAATTGTATTTACGATATCTTTTCTTATAACTCTACCAATCTCTTGGTTATTAAGTCTTATGAAATCAGTGAATCCCTCGTGAATAACAACAAAAATGGTTTTATCAACTATGTTGATATTGTACTTTTCCTTTATGTTATTAACACTCATTAATATAGACTCATCGCTAGATAAATCATTTATTAATTTGTTTACCGCATCATTGTTGGTATGGTATATATTCTTTTCACTTATAATATGTCTACATACTGAAACTAATGGGTGACCATCATTATCCCCATCCCATGTCTCATAACCTGTATTTTTAAAAAGCTTTGAAAGTAACATATTTATAGAAGTCACTAAAGCTAGTGTATCTTTAATAGACAAACTATCATTTATTAACTTGTATAATTTGGTACTCTGCATTCTTTCTTTATAAGTCTTATCTGCTGACCATTCACCTAAATCGCTTTTAAAACTATCACATAGTCTTTCTAATTCCACTAATGTAATATTATTCGATTTTAACCATCTTTCGATGTAGTGTGGTATTAACACTACTTCTATATTATTCATTTCACCTCCTACTATTATATTCATAGGATAGATAGCTTGTTTTTATTTACACATTTATCAATTTGATAGAAAATAAAATTAAAGGATATATTGTGAACCACAGTAAAGTAATAACTATGCTAGTAAAATCACTAGTTTTAATATATAGAGACAATATAGTAAGTGATGGGTTATCTGAAGGAAGTAAAGGTTTAATAACTGAATTCTTAGATACTATAGACAATGATAAACAAATGAATTTACTACATGGTGGTAGTAGTGATGTAATAGGAGAACTTAAAAACTTAACTAAATCTTTATTAAGTAAAGATGACGATAAAGATAGTGAAGATATAATAAGTCAGGTAAATATAATATTAGGTAAGAATGAACCCACTATTGCCGAAGTATTGAAAGAAGCTATAAATAAACCATTTGACGAAAAGATATTTAAGAAGTCTATAATTACATCTAGAAGGAGTATTACTAAGTATATCAAAGAGATAAAAATGATAAAGTATATACAACAAGCTTCTTTTAAAGTAAATAGCTTAGGTAATAAAGATAGTATATTTGATTTAGCTACTGAGTTAACTACTAAGTTAGATGCTATTAATCAAAGCACTGTTGAAAATGACCCTGCTATCTTAACAAAGATAAACTTATCTGACCTAGATGCTGTTAAAGAAACACTTACTAGAATTAAGGGTAATAATAATAATTCCACTAAGTTTATGACAGGATTTAAAGATTTAAATACTATGACTAGTGGTGGACCTAGAAGAGGTGAAACTGTTATTATAAATGCGTTACAACATAATTACAAATCAGGATTTACCCAGACTCTATTTGCTCAATTACAAATGCTTAATAAACCAGTTATGGATAATAAGGATAAGAAGCCATTAATGGTATATCTTACATTTGAAGATGATGCTGAAGTAGCATATGAGTTTATATATAGATATCTTTATACTAATGAGTTTAAAAAGCTACCAGATATTAATAATATTCCTCCTGAAGAGATAGCTACTTATGTACATAAGAAATTATCTGCTAATGGATATCATTGTGAGATTATGAGAGTTAATCCAGATGAATGGACATATAGAGATATGTTTAACTATGTATTAGAACTAGAAGCTAATGGTTATGAAATACATGCATTCTTTTGTGATTACTTAGCTAAGCTACCTACAACAGGTTGTAATACTAATGGTCCAGCTGGTACAGCGTATAGAGAACTATTTAACAAAGCGAGAAATTTCTTCTCTTCAAAAAGGATACTATTCGTAAGTCCTCATCAGGTCAGTACTGAAGCTAAGCAACTTATACGAAATGGCGTACCAGCTGCTAGTTTCGTAAAAGAGATAGCTGGTAAAGGTTACACTGCGGAAAGTAAACAAATAGATCAGGTAGTAGACTTAGAATTATATATTCATATAGCTGATTTTAATAAAATTCCTCATCTCACTGTGCAAAGAGGTAAACATAGAACCCCTATCATTATCCCTAAAGATAAAATGTTTTTTAAGTTACAATTTCCTGTGGAGATGCCATTGAGAGAAGATGTGTTTGATGATGCTAAAACTATAGACCCTGATGTTCAAGATGATAAAGATGCATTAGACTTTTAATTTATATAAGATACTATGTAGCAATTGCTACATAGTATCTAGTTTGTGTATGTTGTGAATTTGATATAAACTATTTGATCTGGTTTATTTATAGTAGATAAAGTTAACTTTAATAAGTAAAGTTTTTTATCTTTTAATGTATTAGCTGGGATAGTAATGTTATGTAATGTATCTGCTACAATATTGACATTATTATAAACTTCCTTTATGCTATTATCATCGTAACTATAGATAGTAGTCATAGTTTTAGTTAAGCCATCTATCTTCTCTAAAGTAGTTTCAAAATCTTCGCTAAAGTCTATATTAGTTAAAGGTTTAAAGAAAGATACTTCGTTACCTGTAGCAGTAACTATAACATATGAAGATAACTCAGATACACAATCATTACTAGCATGATAACAAGCTTTGATAACATATGCTGTTCCACTATCAAGAATTACATCATCTATTAAAACTGTTGTTAAGTTTACCTTATCATATTCTCTAAGGTATTTTACATTACCAAACATATCTTCTATTACTATAGAAGTAGCTACATGCTTTATATCCTTATCAGAAACAAACTCAGATAAATTAATGTTAAACCACATAGGTGTATGTGAAGTCATGTCACTATCTGTTGTGATAGTAGGTGGCGTTATGATACTTGGTACTTTTGGGTTTATATCCAATTGATTTATATCCGTAGGTACAAATTCAGTAACTGCTGACCAAATAGTCCATCCTGTAGATAACCTTAGTCTTGTTCTACTGTAATATTTTACAGATGGATCTAAAGGTATACTGAATGTTTTAGAAAGTAGACTTTCTGTTTCATACGACTCAGCTACTTTATTATGCATTAGTTTATCAGTAGCTACTTGAAAATGTGATTCTTCATGACTAACTCCATCTACTAGTTCTGGATTAGTTATTCTTATTACAATAGACATGTTTTTCCTTTTTCTTATCTTTTAATTATTCATAGAATATGTGTAAAGTAAATATACACTACGACTATAATAGTCGTAGTGTATATAATTAATATATTAAGAGCTTGTTTCTTTTCTTACTAAAGTGGTCTTCTCTTTTACATTTTTATGGTAAAGATTATAAAAGAATACACCACTTGTAAGGGTAACACCTAAAAAGAAAACTATTATGATTTTAACTATTTCAGCAGGTAAATAACTTTTATGTTCTTTACCATCTATAGTTTCTTCTATAGTTTCTTTATCAGCGTTGTATTTTTCAATAGAGATAAACTTATCAAACATCTCTTCTCTAAAGTCTTCCATTTGATCTGAAGTTATAGAAGATTCTCTTAAGTTATTTATCAATTTACTTAACTCTTTTATATCTTTTTCATTATCACCCGAAGGTATAAATATAAAACATCTATCACCCATGAAAAATCCTTATCTTATAGGTATGAATGTTCATACCTATAAGGTTACTATACTTCCTCTATTCTTACGCTAGAGTTTTCAGTTCCAAATATCATCTCTTCCCACGAAACCGCAGGGTTAGTAGCACTGTTGGCGATAATTAAAGAAGCATCATTTAAGATAACTATTCTTCTGTAATCATTTACCGCATTGCCTAGATCATTATCTATAGTTAATGTACCACCTGTAACAATAAGGTCTCTATAATCGTATGTAGTGAAATTATCATCTTCAGTTCTTACTCTAAGTCTACCTGAATCTTCTTCAGTAGTACCTAAGATAGTAATTGTACTGTAATCTAATACATTCTCAATAGTTACTATCTCACCTATAGGAACAATTAGGCTAGGAGTTCAAACAGTTTTAATATAGTTGTAACCTGCAAATGCTTCACATCCAGCTAAGTCTACATCTGTAGAATCAATAAGGATAGTTTTACCTGTAGCATCACCGATATCAACTGTAGCTGTAAATTCACCTACTCTGTATCTTTGACCATCAATAGTTTTAAATACATCAACAGCATTTCTGAATATTCCACCTCTTGGAGCATGAGCTACTGTAAATGTGATAGCACCTGTACCACCATCTATAGACACAGCACTTCCTGTATACTCGTAGTATGGCATTTGGTCAGCCATATCTGCTCTTACCGATGAAATCTCATCATCAATTTTAGTATCTAAAGTTGTATTGATTGTAGCTTGAGCTGCAACTACATCTGAAACAGTTTGCTCGATAGCAGCTTTATTATCAGTAATAGTTTGTGTAGTATTAGCTAAATCTTGAGCTTGTTTAGCAACTTGTTCATTTATAGCTGTTGTATTAGCTGCAATTGTATCTACAATAGAACCAGCAACTTCACCATCTACACCATTTAAGTATGTAGCGATTTCAGCTAAAGTATCTAATGCTTCTGGAGCATTACCAACAACATCTGCAATAGCTTTTCTGAATGAACCTTCAACATCACTATTACCATTAATAATAGCTTGTGCTTGCTCAAGAGCAGTAGCTCTACCAGCTAAAGCAGTATCCGCAGCTTCTAAAGTAGTAACATTATTATTAATAATATTAACTAAAGCATCATTAAGAGTTGTAATCTCACTATCTGTATATGATTTACCAGCTGATAATCCAGCAGCATCTCCAGCAATTCTATCTGAAGTCTCTTGAGATAAACTGTTATTTACAGTACTAACTCTTGAGTCAAAATCAACTTGTGCAACTTTCTTAGCAATCTCAATGTCCTGATTGTGATCTTTAAGTTCTAATATTTGTGCCATTTTAGCATCCTTACATTTTTTATTTTATTTAAACAATATCATACTATAGTGGGAAAATTCTATTCTGCCTTATAATAATACCCAACTGAAACTGTACCAGATAAACCATTCTCCAAATCAGCTACTTTACCGTCGACATTTATATCTTCATGTCGACTAGTCAAACCGTTATTATCTTTAAATCTAATTTCGTTATTAATGAAATAAGTACCTAAAAAATAAGGAGTTTCTGTTAAAGCAAACTTACCATTAGTTACTAGTTTAGTTTCAAATTTAGGAACTACTCCTGCTACATTCACTATAGTGTCATTTTCTATTGGTAAGCTATTATCTTTTTCTTCTGGTTCTGTACTAGTATCATTATTTATTATACCATTTGTTTTACACCAAGGTAAGTTCATTTTACCTACATCTATACTATCTAAATAATTTGAAATATCTGCAGACATATCTTTCCTTTTTATTTACTATGTTGTAAATCTTCCATACGGTTATCCCACCCATTACCATTTCTAAGGTACTTGTCGGGGTTACCTACAGTTAAATCAGTATAGTAACTTTTCATAGCTAATAAAATAGCTTGTTTAAAAATAATATCATCTTTGAAATCTCTATTATTTAATTTAAGTAGACACCTTTTAGTCTTACCACCGAACCCTCCATCTACACCAGATATATCAGTTTTATCATGATCTAATAGACCATATTTATACATATCCCATATACCCTCTTGTACAGACATCCAAGCACCCTCAGGAGAGTTAGTATATAAGTTAGCCATAGTGATAACTAGATCCTTATCAAATAACTCTAAGTGTGCTCCTTTAAGATATTCTTTATAGAATAAATAAGATAAGTATCTTTCTATATCTTTATCTAACCTACTATCTATTAAATCTATTAAATCTTTTTCCCAGTCTTCAGTATCTAAATCTGTAACTTCGCTAGAAACTAAATCTACATACTTCCATAGAAGTGCATTAGGATGTAATGCTTTGTATATCCCCCATCCATTAGTTATATTACTTTCTCTACGATTTCTATGTAATGTTCCACCTTCAGCATCGTCGATGTTATCTAATAACATCTCATAATTCTTAGGAATTTTAGGACTTCTTACTCTAAACCAATTTAAAAACTCTTGTATATTTTTCATTATTTACCTTTCTTTATTTTCTCTATGGGTACTGTAATTTTAAATACAGAACCATTACTAGCGGTACTTTCTAACTCTATACTACCGCCACACTTTGTAAGCTTCTCTTTTATTATAAAGAGACCTTCTCCTCTACCACTATCTAAAGTAATAAAGTCACCCATAACATAATTTTTAAACTTAGTTTGTAACCAAGTTAGTTTTTCATTTATAGAAACTGAATTATTAGTAGCTTTAGTAGTTATACCTTTATTAAATATCATATGGTAATTCTCTTTACTTAATACTTTACCATTTAAGTCTCTTACACCTCTACCATCATCAATTACATATATATCCATAACTTTATTTTTTCTTACATTAGCATCAAACATAATAGTTGTACTACCCGCTTCTAATGCATTAGTAATAAGATTATTAAGAACTACGGATAGTTCTCCGTTAGCCATAGAAGATAATCTATATGTGTCTAACAATTCTTCTTTTAAAATACTACTATTAAACTTATCCATCTTAAACTTACTTATTGTAGCTAATATATTAGTTATTAAGTTATATACACTCTTGTTACCATTAGTATAAGAATAATTCTTACTCTCTTTTAAAGATAATAGAACACTCTCTAATTGATCTACAGCAGTAGTTAGGCTATTAGTGTATAGAAAAAGATTATCTTTACCTAGTGTACTTATAGTATTATTCTCCATATGGGGTATTAGCTCATTAGAGATATCCTTTATTACTACTATAGGTCCTAAAGCATCATGATACATAGACTCTACCATAGTTCTTTGTAACTTACTAGCTAATAAGTCTTGTATATTCTTATTGGCTAAGATAGTATTTCTAGTTACATTCTTTAGATAGAATAAATAGACTAAAGTAAATAAAAAAGATAACATCATTAGTAACTTTGTAGCTGACCATATTATAGCTACTAACTGCTCATCATTACCTATAATGAGAACATCCACTCCATCTTTATGTATAGATATAACATTTGGTAAATTAGACTTGATAAAAAACTTTAGTCTAGTTGCACTATCACAAACATATGGTTTACCATCTATAGAATCAAACCTATAAGCTACTCCATTGTATCTTATAGTGGAACACTCTGTAAGTTTACATATTTCCCTTAAATTCTCTTTATTTATTTCAGTTGTATTTATAATTAAATTAGAAAATGACTTTGCTCTTTGTTGGTCCGTAACGATAACAGCATAAGCTGTAACTATAGCTGTAAAAAAAATAAATATAAATAAATTTATAAAATATCTTTTGAAAACCATATTTAAAGATAATGGGTTACTATTCTTGCTTAACATCTGGACACTCCATGAGACTTCTTAGATGTTTTACTCTGTTATCTGATTTGGAGATAACCTTAGCCATAATATTACCGCCTAACAACTGTTTATACTTCTCTACATAATAAATAATAGATTCGTCTCTATGATTCATATTGTGAGAGGTAAAGAACTTAAATCTACATTTAGGAAATTTAGACTTTATTAATACAGCAATGTCTATACCATCATAACTATATATATTACCATTTTTTAGTTTTACTCTAGTCTCTAAAGTAAGGTCTAAGATAGCTACATCCAAGTATTCTAGATTTAGTATTAAATCGTGAGCTATAAATCCCGCATATCTACCTTTACACATATAAACATTGAATTTATCATCTACATCACAGTGGTAATTTCTTTTTATCTTATTGAAATCTAAAGCATGTAAACCAAATTGCATCATAGCGTCATCCATTAATAACATATTTTTCTTATTAGCATCTATTTCACTGCATCTGGTCTCATAGGTACCTATATTACAATCTTCTATACTATCTGGAAGTGTTTCACTTATGCTATCAGGAGTAGCGTATTTAAATTCTTCTTCCTCTTTAGCTAAGCCAAAGGACATTTTAAAATATTTCACTATCCATTTTATTATTCTGTTATTTTTCATAATTTACTCCTAAAGTCCTAACAACACTAAAAAGGTTTCTTTATCTAACCTATCCATAAACTTACCAGCTATACTAATAACATACTCCGTAGAAGCAGGATTAAACATATGCGCTAACCATATAAAGAAAAAGACTACTACAAAAACTGCTACTAATCTAAACAATATTACCTGCGGTAACCACTTTACATTCTTTTTAGTAGTATGATGTGCTAATTTCTTGTTTACTTGTATTTGTTTCTCTGCTACTCTTACCAACTTATCTAAAGAACCATGCACTTTCTTCTCTAACAATATGTATTTCTGCCTATTACTCATATGCATTAATATTAAAGTTTCATATACTGATTCATCTAGGTGACTCATGGATAAAAGAAGCTCTTGCTCACTTTCATCATCTCCAACCGCTTCTATATCTGATCTTAACTTAGCTAAGATACCTATAACCTCTTCGTTTAACACTTCCATATATAATCCTTTATAAAAGCTTATTTTTTATCAGGTATAAACCCCATCCTATAATGTGTAGCTAATGGAGTCTCTGTTAATAGAGATGGAAAGACTTGAGATCCCTTTAAAGTATTAAATAACCTTAACCCATTTTTATAAAATACATTATAAATATTTTCCGAACAGAATACCTTATCTTCATTCTCTACTCCCTTACTTCTATTAGCAAAACCTAGTAAACCTAAATAGTCATAATCCATACCTATAGTTTTCTTTAAATCAGAAACTATGTTATTCTTCTGCTCTATACTTTCACACTCTACATAATAGATATCATACTTAGTTTTAGGAGTATGGAATTCACTTAACTTACCTGTTCTAACACCTCCAAAATCAGCTTCTATTTGATTAGGATCTATATTATCTTCTTCTCCAGGTAACACAAAGAACGCATGAGTTCTACTATCACCCCATTGAAACCACTTAATCAACTTAGATGGCAATGATATTCCGTGAGTTACACCATAATATAGTCTTAAATCATTTTTATTTATTTCCATTTATTATCCTTTTATATATTGGTTATTCAAATAAACGGCACTTAGCTATAGTATAGAGAGGATTTCCTCTCTATACTATTCTGCTTTTTGACTAGGTATTTTATTTATACCAAACTTTTGATAAACTTTTCTATCTATCATCAGTTCTAAACTATCACCCTTTTCTTTTATAATAGATGGATCTATTCCTTCTATATATTTTATAGCGTATTTTTTCTTAGCTAAGCCATCCATAGCTACTTTTTTAGTAGCGTTTTCAGCATAATCTATTGCATTAGCTATAGTAGCTTCAATTCTATCATTGTTTAGCTTGTACTTAGCTGCAGTTGAACTAGTTCTTAACCAGTTTATAGCAAAGCCACTCACTGCTGTAAATAATAAACTTATGAAGATTTGCATTGCTTCATTTAGTATAACCATTGTAGTTGTTGTTGGTTCCATATTTCTTCCTTACTGTGGACCTGAGAATATTAACATAAACAATGCTAATATAATACAGATAAATATAATCACATAAAGTGGTATTAATAACCACCACCAGCTTATCGTATCTAAACCTAAAGTAGGTATGAATAGTGGATATAACTTTAATACAATAACAAAAACTTGTACTAATGCTATACATACTAAGATAGCGATATAATGTTGTAGTAAAAACTTTAACATAGTTCCTCCTTTTACTAATCAAATAAAAGAAAAAAGACTATAACATAGTTGGAATTACCCAACTATGCTACTAAAATTAAATTATCCTTTATAGTATTTATAAATATACCATATCTTTCTGTAATGAAACTGATCTTATAGTTATTTATAATAGTAAGAGTTTCATCTTTTTCACCTAACCTATGATCTGCGTGAATAATAAACTCTGTTATATCATTATGTAAAGCCGTGTTATTAGGTAATATTAATAGATCTTTAGATGTTCTGAAAAACTGGTTACCTTTCATATCTGTAAGTAAGTAATTCTTATCTATAATAAACCCTGTAATGTCTTTAAATATATCATTAAAATTAGAATACTTATCTACTTCTATTGTAGGATATTCTGAAACATTGTCACCATACTTTCTAACTAACAAACATAACTCTTCAAAAGAATTATTTAATTTTGCTTTATACATAAAGTTACCATCTAAATAAAATAGATAACTAACTTCATCTATGGTATCATATACCGCTATAAAATTCTCCATATCTATCTCTCCTTATTTATATTCTTTTATCATATTGTAAATGCGTATAAGATTTAGAAAGAGGTTTTAACATCTCCATCCTTATTTTATGTAAGTTTACTTGTTTATCTAAGTTACCAGCAAAGATATAATAATATCTCATATCCCTACCCTTTATCTCTCTAAGTCTACCTAATGCTTGTTTATTAGCTGTAGGCGACGCTATACTGATGGTTTGTATCACTGTAGTCAAATTAGGTAGGTCTATGGCAGTTCCTGAGCTCAATACGGTGGAATAGCATATGTCTGAGTTAAGTACATTTTCAAAAGGATCATCTTCTACATATCTATTAACTTTTAACTTAGGATATATTCTTTTAGTCAACATAGTTAACTCTGTACACATATCTATACTAGCACAGAAAATGAGTATCTTATCTCCTTTCTTATACCTATCGTAATATCCTTCTTTAACATACTTAAGAATCAAATCGAAATAGTTATTTTTTATATTTCTATTTCTCATTACACTTTGCTCTAAGAGTATATGATTATAACCTTGTGACCTTTGATGTTGTATTCTTAAAGGTGCTTCAAAAAAGTATCTAATACTATAGATATCTATATATTTATTGTACTCGATAATATTAGCTAATCTATCCTTATCTGGAAATAACAAATCATGCATAGTCTTTATGTATTTATCATTAGTGTCAAAAGTTGCCGATAATCCTAAAAGTAATTTAGTATTAAAATATAAAGATGTTTTAAATAAACTATAGAACTCTTGATGCGATTCATCATTAAGTAATACACCTAATCTTAGCAACTGTATTAAATTCTGTGGTTCTACAGGATACATAAACTCATCACCTACTTCTAACTGTTCGTAAGCTTTGATATAGTTATATATAGTTCTCATAGAGAATATAACTACTTTATAACTTCTATCACCTTCTATCACATCTAACATTAGATTTATAAGCTGACTACTACCCTGTACTACGCATATTTCATCATCTTTAATATTAGTTAATTTCTTAACATCCATTATCCATTTTTCTATATACTTGGGTAAAACTAATATACCAAACTTCATATTTAATTCTACTAAGCTATTCATAGCTATAAAAGTATTATGTGTAACTATATAGTCTTGTGCTAAAAACAACTTATCTTCGTTATCTACAGCTATACAAGTAGTTGTAGTTCGCCTACATACTGTAACACTCTTTATCTTAATAAACGGTTTTATAGGTTTTAATTTTCTTATATCGTCATTAGTAATATAACTATACTTCTGTAACTTTATAGTTAGTTTTATTCCTAAGACATCTATATCTTTATAAGCTACTCCACCTATGGATCTAACTAAATCTATAATGAATTTACTCTTCTCTAAATTATTACCTACTTCTAGTATAAAACTGTTTTTCACTATAGTGTATGTAGAAGAAGATATGATTTTATCTAAGATATACTCTCTTTGAACTGACCTAGATTCTAATAACATATTGTATAGGTTTTTGTTTGTTAAAAATCTATCGAAGTCTAATGCATAATCTATATCTTCTATATCATTTTCTTTACCTATATGAGGCTGAGGTAGGTCTATGAATAACTGTTGATTATCCTTTAACCTTTCTCTTACTTCTCTAGTAGTAATTACTTCACCTTTTGGTTTAGAAGTTAATTTAGAATATACTTTCCATAAGTGATTATCATCTGCATCTAAACTTCTATTATCGTCTAACTTAAATTCAAATACATCTCTTACACCATCTTGTGGATAAACTCCTAATACTTCTGTTATACTTCCATCTCTAGAAATTACGGCATCGCCTACATCAAGGTTGGATATTTTCTTCCAACCTAATACTGTTTTTACTAACATATCGTCAGCTAATGCTTTACCCATACCTGTTTGAAGATTTACTAGCTTAGCTCTATTATCTTCTTGTATATCTACTATACCTGCTTTATACTTATTTTGATACTCTCTAGAAGTAAACTCTGGATTTACTTTTAAATCAAGCTTATCAATTTTATACTCTTTATCCTTTAAAAGTATTACATCATCTTTAGTATAACCATTTATTTTTAACAAAGATATAAACTTACCTATTACATTTATATTAAATCTTAAAATATTAGGATTTATATGTTTAGCTGCAAACACTTTATCTTTCTGACTTACCATTCTACGAGTCTTTCTATCGAATACAGGCTTATAAGTAGTCATTTCTCTTAACATATCTTCCAATACTCTATTAAGAGCTGGTGTATGAACCACAGTAAATGCGGTATTCAACAATGTTATTTTTACCTTTTCTTTCATGTGGTTCTCCTTGTTTTTATATCATTTCATAGTCTTTCGTTTAAAAAAGATACGATGATATAGGAGCTATCTCTAACCCCTATATCATTTATACTTTTGGTATAATCGTACCTATTCTATCCATTAAGACTTCATTAGGTTTTATTAACCCATCTAACAGATGATTCATTCTATGTTCCTTTTGGAACGAATCTGGAGATAGTAACTTATGAACAACATATTCATGCCCATATCCAGCTCCTAAAGATCTATGTTTTATAAGATCTCTAATATCTGCTATTCCAGGGTTCTCTACATTCCTACCTATGTTATAGTTTTTGTTTATTATACTAGTTACTGTAAAAGCATATACAATAACTTCAATAACTGCTAAATTTACAGCTAACTTACTATTAACCAAACTGAATAACTCTTCTACTAATAACTCTGGAGTATATTTACAAGAACCATCTTTATAGTTAGGCATAGTTTTAAGTAAAGCTTTAGTTTCCTTAGATAAGTCTAAGAAGTTATACTCTACTTGAGGTAAAGTAATAATAGCTTGAGCTGATGTCCAACCTGCTAAATCTATCACATATCTATCTTGACCATCTAAAGTATATCCAGCTTCCACTACATACTCTAAGAACTTATGTGTAAAACTACCATATCTACCTGAATCTTTTATAATAATTGGAAAATACTCTAACTTACCATTCTTACCTTCTGTAGTAATAGTAATATGTTCTATAAGAGATACTCTAGTTATCTCTGTCTTTTTAACATCAGATGGTCTAAGTAAATCTTTAAGACCTAATATCTGATCTTGTGTTATAATAAGTTTAGCTTTATTCTTAACAGCGTTAAAAGACTTATTAACAGCATAATGGTACTTGTCCTTAATAGATAAGAATCTCTTAGCTACGGTGTCTAGAACGATACTATGTGCTACAGCAGATGCAGCTAAATGTTTAGTACTTAAAATAGATTGTGAAATAGGTACCGTCATAGTAGTTCCACAAAGATGACCTAAATTAGTATGTTCAAATACTCCATATGATAATTCACCAAAACAAGCTGAACATATACTATGTTTATCTTTAAGCTTACACTTATGAGCTGCTCTTATTAAAATGTGCTTACCAATTAAGTGTTCATCATCTTTCTTAATAACTAACTCTTTATTAGTTTTAGGATCTAAGTATCTTTTACCTACCATATTTCCTAAATCACTTTTGATCTCACCCATAGCTGGCTTTACATACCATTTAACATAATCCCTACTACCACAATCACCTATAGTCATACTTTTTATCACCATAGTCACTAATTGTAATTCTCTAGCAAACCACTCACTATCTTGAATAGCTACAGTACTTAGATGTAAAGCCTTTACAGCAGCTCTACTATCTATAGACATACCATACATATCGGGTATACCTAAACAGAAACTAGAAGCTATAGGTTTCTTAAATATCTTACTATCTAACTCTGTTCTATATCCAATACTACCTAGTATTTGTTTTACTTGGTTTATCTTCATCATACCAGAGATATAACCTTTAGCTACGGGATTCATCCTAAGCTCTTTCTTACCTCGTATTACTTTATCTAATACATCATAAGTATTAAGTACACTTGTTACTGTATTCTCTTTCTCTACCATCTTCATAGATAATAGTAACTCATCATCCATTTGTATATCTAAGAAGTCTTCTATGTTAATAGAATTGATATAATCTATTTTACCATAAGCTACATCATTGTAGATAGCATTTATAATCTCAAACATCTTCTTATATACATTGGGTAGCTCTTTTAACCTACCACTAGGTTCGAGTACCAGCTTAATGATATCTTCTAATAATACAGAAAACAACTTGTTAGCGCTACTAGTTGTAAACATACCATTGGTATAATATCTATTTATTCTGTAAGTACTCTTTATAGGTAATTCTGGATAGAGTGTAAGTAGGTCTAATAGATATCTATTTATCACTGATTCTTTGTGATTCATAAACTCCACTATACCATCTTCAAAAAGAAAGTCTAAGTCTGTCTTTAAGTTCTCTAACACGAATGTTTTCTCTATAGATAATAAGCTTCTTATCTTTACAGGTTTCTTATTCATTGTTTGTTCCTTATTGCAATTTGGAAAGTCTATTAGATTAAGTAAAATGATACTCTCTAATAGAAGTTCTAAAAGATAGATATATGTTCATAGTATTTTAAATAAATACTTAATATAAATAAATTCTATATAAACTAATTCTCTCTTATTTTTTAAATAAACTTATTTTCTTTTAAATAAAATATTTTTTAAAAACTTTCCTTTAAATGATAAAAGGTTTTTGATTCCTTATTAGTTCACATCGAATTAATAAATTATGGGTTCAGTTACTGTGTTAGTAGATTATACTTATACTCCATGACCTAGGCAGCATCCTAGGAGCAGAGGCAAGGCAACAGCTAAAACACCACAATCAGTCCACACACCCTCCCTACTAATATAGCTAACTGAAAGCCAACTACAGGGGGCGAAGCCCGCCATTTTGAGGAGTTAGTTAAATAGATTTACAGTTAGTTCTTATATAATTACTACGGAATAACTACTCTAATAAACTACATACAATTAACATCATAAAGCTTATACCAAATAAACATTACTTGAGATTAATATAAAGGAAATAAAATATGTTAAACATAATAAATAGTGATCTAAGTAATGGTTCTACTTTTGAAAACACTAATCTGTCACAAAGTAAATTTACAGATGTAAACTTATCAGGTAGTGTATTTACAGATGTATCTTTAAATGGAGTTTCTATACATAATGTAGATACAAAGAACTTAGTTATAGATGGACATGACTTTGATGAGTTAGTAGCTTTTAAGAATAAGATGACAACACTCTCTAAAACACTCTCAGGAGCTCATGAGCTTAAAGATAATCTTAATACGAGTATTTTATTATTAGATATAAATTTAGCTTGTATAGACGATCCTAGCTTAATTAACTATTGTTCTAAAATGAATATAGATGAAAATATCTATATGTCTATAATAGATAAAGATATAACATTAGAGTCTAAGATAGAAGAGATAGCAGAACATTTAACAAAAGAAAAATAAAACACATACACTACTATGGTATTATCCATAGTAGTGTAATAAGTTTATAAATCTTTATCTGGAGAATACTCTATTCCTAGACCAGCTGCATTAAGAATAGATTCTGTTAGCTTTAAAGCAGAATCATTACCATATGGAACCACACTTCTATCTATTAAGATATCTATGTTTGTAGGCTTAGGAGCTGTAAGAATATTCTTATAAGCTATCTTATGTGTTTCAGGACTAGAAGCTCTATCTTTCAACTCTATTAGGTATCTTTCATCTGGAGTAAAGCTACCGTATAACCTAGTTTCAGTTTCAGATAGTATCTTAGTAGGAGTTCTTCTAAAAGGCACTCTAGACTTATCCACTTTACTTATACCTACTGGTAAATCATAATGGTTAGTTTTACTACTAGCAGCACTTAAATAACCATCACTAGTCTTAGATATAAGAAACATATACAATGGAGCTATAAGCATCTTATTCTTAGATGGTATGAGTTCACCATCTCTATTAAGAATGATATCTTCGATAGGAGGCCTATATATACTATTTCTAATTTCATTTACTATAGCATAACTCTTTTTCTTATTAGTTACCTTATGATAAATATAAAACTCTTTAGTAATAGTCTCATGTAACACCTCTTTAATATCTTTGATGTTAGATAATGTAGAATACGCTTGATATTGTTCATTATCTATGATCTTACATACTGCTAGTATATGTCTAAACAAATGTTTAGTTTCTTCCAAATTTAAAGACTCTAAAGCTTCTAAGATATTCTTTAGACCTTTATTAGTTTGTATTACTTTAAGTTCTTCTATAGTTAGTCTTTTTACTTCTCTAGAAGTACCACTGAAATATTGTATATAACTTCTAGCTAAGTTCATTCTAGCAGGAGTAGCATTACTATCCATAACAATCTCAGCTCTATTACCATACTTATCTACAGGCATTAAATGGTCATCAACTATCTGTCCAATAACCCCTTTACCACCAGACATATCCGTAATTTTTGAACCAATTGTCACTTTCTCTTCATACATAACAGTTAACTCAACTCTATATAAATCTAATTCTTCAGTTTTATAAGATTTCTTTATCCTTTTATTATCTGGACTAGCCATTACTAAAGACTCCATAACTAATGCTGTAAAGCCACTAGAGAACTTATAATCATGATTCTTATACTTTGCATAGTGATCTGACTTAATCCTGTTATAGATGCTTAGAACATCACTATGATACTTTACTAAACTATTTATATATTTATCAGTAATGTCATTTGTACCAGCATACACTTCTTTCTTAAATTTAGGATTATAATAAACTTTTATGTCAGTTATTATACCATCCCCTCTCTTAGCATAAGTACACTTATCAAAAGATGTATCAGGTTGAGTTACATCTAACTTACTAGTAGTTAAAGGAGCCGTATCAGCATCTACTTCTCTTAAAGCCATAATCATACCGTCAGACCTAACTCTATCGCCTATTTCAGGAAATGGTTTATATATACCGTCTGCTTCTCCATATAAGTTAAGAGGATACATCTCATTACCATATTCAACTACTATAGTTTCATACATTTTATAAGTCATCTTCTCAGCAGCACTTTTTGAAATGATAGCACTATCCTCACTACCCTCAGGCATTACAGTTTTAAGTATGTTTAAATTCATACCGAAAGCATAACCATCATTATCTTTAACAGCTGGAGAATCAGCTAAAATAGTACCACCTGGTATAATAGTATTAGTAACTAAGTTATTAAGTTTATCCATATCCCACTTATACTTAAAACCAAAAAATTGATGTAGGCTAAAGTAATTAGGTACAATTAAGACATCTATCTCATCAGTAACTAAATCTTCAAATATAATAGTAATTTCTACGGTATTATTAACACTACTCCTATCTATACCATTGTACCTAGTAGTAACTGCAATTATCCTACTATCATTCTCTATTTTCTTAGAGAAAGTATTCCCACCAAACTTCTTTTCTATACCAGATTGTACAATTCTTTCTTCACCATTATCTAACACCACAGGTTGACCAAAGTGACTAGAAAACATATATGATCTAGATGCTGAATCGTGTGCGATAAAAGAGTTCATAGCGTGTATACTAAGCTGTTCTTCGTTTATAGTAAGTAGAGGATCTACTTCAAATATATCATCTTTATTTATATCGTTTATATTCATAACTTTCCTTTATAATTTATAGTGCATAACACTCTATTTAAGTAATATATGATTATACTACATTGTAAAAAAATAAAGATATTCAGTAACCGAAGCTACTGAATATCCTTTCTAGCTTTAGATATAATAGATAATGCTAAATTAACATTAGTATTACTTATTAATCTTATCTCTAAAGTTTTACCATCATACTCTCTGCTAGAGTTTAAGCTATTTATCAGAGTAGTTATGTGTTTAAGATCTTCACCTACTTTAAGCTCCTCTAATAAACCATAGAAGTCATGTTTATACTTTAAAGCCTTAACACTATCTATGGTAGTTACAACAGTTTCTAATCTAGATACATCTAACTCACTTACCGTATGAAAGGCTTTCAAAAGCCTTTCATTTACTATATCATTATCAGTTATTTTATTAGATATATTTTCCATTAGAATCTCACTATAGGAGACTTATATACATTTTGCTGAGGTTGATAAGAGTTATTAGTTTGTTGCATCTGCTGTACATGCACAGGATGTTGTACTCCATTGTTTACATTATGCATAGGGTGCGTATTCACAGCTACATTATTAGTAAAATTATTATGTTGAGGATGCTGTATCTGTGGATGCTGTTGAGGTTGTTGAACAGGTGGTCTATAATTAGGTACATTAGTATTAGTAACTCCGTACTTACTCTTAAGAATAGCATCTATAGGGTTATCTTCTTCAACTGTATTAGTAGCGTCTATAGGTTTATTTGCTTCAGTAGGTGTAGGTTTAAGCGTAGTCTTACCTGCAGCTATAGCTAAAGCAGGATTTAGATTACCATTACTAGCCTGTTCATTCATCACAGCAGTATTTACTATCTCTGTATTATGTTCTCTATTGATGTCAGCATCACTAGGTATCATAGCTAAAGCAGATTTAAAATTCATTTTGTCTAAAACTTCTACAGATAGCTTAAGTTCAGTTATAAATTCACTAGCTAAGTCACCATGTACTTTAATCATAGATGTAAGTATCTTATTTAACCTACTCATAACTTTTAAGTATATTCTCATAAGACTATGGAATGCAGGTGATGTGTCATCATTACTTCCTAAATGTAGCATACCATCTTCATCTAAGTTTTGTAGCATATATTCAAATACGATGCTAAATACACCATAGTCTTTAGCTCTAAGCTTCTTACCATATATACGACTATCTTTATTACCTACTTTAAGTTTGTTGTATAATGGAAAGTCCAATACAGCTAACCTAAAATATTTAACGCCATCATGTCGACCATTCTTCTTAAGAAATAATTTTATAAATCCTTCAGTAGCTGGAACATCCTTTGTTTTCTCATATAGGGTAGTCCAATGTTTTACACTATTTGGATCTACTAAAGTATCAGTATTCTTAGAAGCTAAGCTTAAACTACTTAAGAATTTACTTAATTCCATATCAACATTCTTTTGTAATTTAGGGTCGCTAGCCATAGTCAGTAAAAGATTACCAACAGTATATAAAGTAAACCCCATATGTGCTTCAGCCATAGCTTTAAGTTTAATTAAAGCTTTAGTATCTCCCTTAATAACATTTTCATTAAGAGGGTTGAATAGGTACTTAGTTTTAGAGATGTTTCCATCTTCATCTACAGTAGTCATTGTATCTAAGTGAGACTTAGTAGGTAATGCTAAAGGTGTACCGTTCACAGTAACTACTTTAGGTGTAGCGTGCTTACTAACTACAAATCCATCTTTACTTACTGTAAAGTTAACTGACTCTAATGTATCTTTATATAAAGACAATAGTTTATTTATCATATCTTTTCCTTTTTTATTTTATTCATATCTAGTAGCTTGGTCGGCTATATTTAAAACATTCTCATAACTTTGAGTAAGAACAGCTGCATTTTGTGTATCAGTAATGATAGATGAGAAAGAAGCATCAGCAAATGTAGGAAACCTAAAGATGACCTCAGGTTGATTATTAATACTTACTGCTACATTAGCATCTCCAAATAAGTTTATTTCAACTCTAACAGAAACTTCTAATAAACCAGCTTTACTAATATTAGGCATTATAACATGCATAGCATTCACTACAACTTTTTGCATATATACTGTCTCGTCTATACCTTCAATAATACTCCTACTCTTAATAGGTATAACTACAGGTCTACCAGACATATTGGTCATATTTATAGCGATATCAGTTAAGAAGTTCTCTATCATATATGAAGTCAACATTTGTACCACTGTAGTAGCAGTTACGGTCTCTATACTATTACCACTAAGTCTTTCAGTATTAGTAATTCTAGATAAATCAGAAGTAGCTACATCATTAGCAGAGCTATATCTATGCACTACACTATCTGCATTAGGTTGTATCTTAGTTAGTTCGTTCATAGAGAATGAACTAGGAGATGAAACACCTGTTACATTAAACAATGCTTTTATAAATGGTACAGACATAATATTATTCTCAAATACACAATCTTTTACATTATTTAAAACATCAGAAGCACTATGTCCCATAGTAGCACTTTGCATACCATCTATATAGCCATTTATCGTAGTTCTAAGATGAGATAATGGATTATTGTTACTTCTATTACTAGTAGTAACATTCATAGCAAATTTATCATTATGATTTATAACCTGACCATCATGACCATAAGTTTGTATCGTATCTATATTATCTATAATATCTATAGGTCTAACTAACTTTATATCGTTAACCGTGTCTCTCTGATAACTCACACCACTAGGATTACTATTATCAGCAATAACATTAAATGTACTATAAGGAGTTATCTTCATACCAACGCCAGGTATCATTTGCTTCTTAACATTAGTAACACTGTTAATAAAGAATCTCATATTAGGATCTATAAGAGAACTAAAACTAGTTTCAAAATGTTCCGTATAGCCCTGTAGGTAAGATACAATATTTATACCACTTAACATAGATTCTACTATTAGAATAAATCTAATCCTTTGTGTCTGCCATCCATTAGCAATTTGAGCTTGCTTAGCAATATTACTATTAACAGATATAACACCGCCAGCTTCTTTAGCTAAACCAATTTCTGTAACACCTCCTCTTGTAGAACCTTGTTCAATAACACTTGCTAGGTTATCTACACTACCTCTTTCTACAAACATATCATAACCCCTGATAAACATATCTTGATAAGCTTCTTTAGTAGGTATTTGAATAAATTTCTTTATTACTACATTTGTTGGTGTTCCAAATAACTGACCTGTAGGTTGTTCACCCACATTAGAAATTGGTAAACCGTGTTGAGGTCTTTGTCCGGGACCCATATGACTCTGTGCATTATTTTGATTATTAATCATATCTATTTCCTTTTATTATTATATTTATTATTTATGCTCTAGATGAGCTGTTCTGATATCTTCTATATCACAAAAGAAGTTTGCTAACATACCTTTAATATCATTAGGTAAAATGTTAAGATTAACACCAGCTTCTTTTAACTCTGGATGTAATTTATTAGGAACAGTAGGTGACCATGAAAGATCATAAACCGCATTACCTATTTTATTAACACTTTCTAGTATAACACTAGATGTTTTAGTTGTATTCATAACTCTACCAAGAAGATAATGTTTTTCTAATCGTATAGTTTCATCTTCAGTTAGTCTTTTTCTATTAGTTCCAGGGTTAAGAGACATTACACCTTCATTACTATCGTTAAGGTTAGATACAGATGTAACTAACACAGCCAACCTATGATACCCCATAGTCCATAAAACAGCAAATGTAATACTAAGAGCATTAAGTATCTCTTCTAAACCAACATACATAAAAGCTTTAGGGTTTATTATATCTTTTAATACCATACCCATTAACAATGTTTGTATCTCAGCTAGAGGTCTATGTTTAAACACATGTAATGATTGCTTTATAAGTAAGACTAAAGCTTTATCTACTTTAACAGGTGCATGATAAATAAGCATATCTATATCTAATAACACTACGCTAAATTCCACAGTCTCACCCGGAGTAATATCAGTAGGTATCCTATAAGATTCCATTATAGACTCTTTATTATCCCTTTCGTTACTACCATCAGAGTTAGTCAAAGGTTGTTTATTAACAATCTTTTTATTGCTATCACTTTTAGTTCTTAAAAGATTTATAGCGTAGTTATAAATAATAGTAACTATATTCTTTTCATTACTATCAGTAAGAATAGTAGCTATACACACTTTTTGTATAAGTGCAATAGCTAGTACATACTCATTCATAGTTTCTTCTGGAACACCCTTTTCTAAAGTAAATGTTTTTCTTTCATCAGGCTTACTCTGAAAATGTTTCTCTATAGTTTTATCTATAGAGGCTTTCAGTTTAATCATAGGTGGAGTTTTACTTAAGTAAGAACCCGTAATGAACCCTGATAAGATATACTCTTTAAAGTTACCGTATATATCAGCTTCTTTTATATCAGCGTACATACAGATAGGTCCAAGTATAGATTTACATATAACAGCTAAAGTAGCTAATTCTAAATAATCTGTTTTTATGTAAGTCTGTACTCTTGTTATAAGTCCATCTTTCTCTTTCGCAAAATCAAATACATCTCCTAATGTAGATGGTGCTCTAAATCCATATACATTTACTAAAAAATTATACACATCTTTAAAATCAAACATATTTAAAATAGGTAAACTTACTTGGTTTTCAGGTAATGGTAAAGTCTCTCTCATAATCAACGATACCACATTAACACTAAGGTCGTGATATTTATCAAAAAGAGCTTTCTTAAAATTATCACCTTTGTACTCTAAATAGGCGTTCAGTAAGGTAAACTGATTTGGATCGTTTAAATCACTCTTACTTCGGTTACTAATTATAGAACCAATAGTAAATTTTACTTCTTCATCTTTATAAGTGTAAACTAAAGTGGTTGAAGTTTTAGAATATACATCTTCTACTCTAAACATTATTTCTCCTTCTTATTTATAGACTAATGTCTTTTGTTTATAGGATTCCCCTATATTTTACTAATATATGTGTCAAAGTTTATCTATAACAATGTGTGGAATTAACCCACACATTGTTAGAATAAAGAATCACTTTCATCAGTTTTAGCATCTTCTTTAGGTTTATCATAATTAGTTTTGTTTTTATTAGTATCTACTACAGTAGTTGTAATAGCACTTTGTTTAAAAGCATGTCCATAAGCTTCACTTAGTCTTTTAATATACCCATTAGCATATATCTCAGATAATCTACTAGGGTTCTCTATAAGTCCGTTTACATCACTAAAGGTAAACCAAACACTAGGTTTAAGATCAAACTTTATAGTTCTCTTATCATCTTTCAGAACAGCTATGTATAAGATACCATCTCCATCTTTACCAAACTCTACAGTACCTTTAAGTTCTTTATCTTTAGTAGGTTTGTTATTTTCAAATTTAGTACTATAGCAACCCATCTTTATTTTGTTCTTAGGTTCACCTTTTACTATCTCTTTCATTTGGTCAATAAACCCTTCAAGCATAACATAATCCATAGGTGCTATGATTACTTTATTCCAGTCCATAGGAGCACCTTCTCTGTCTTTGTTAGTCAGATAAACTGTTACTCTAGGGTATCCATTTCTAGCACTCCAACTAAGCGTTGCGTAATCTTCCTCTTCAGGTACTGCTTTCTTTAAACCAAGAGCACTTAGTTTAACATAACTTACAGATGTAGGTTTTTTATATTCAGCCATTTTTTATCCTTTTTAATATAATTCTTTATAATTTTTTAATACATCTTTAAACTCGTTGCGAGAGTTCAATGTATGTGTTACTTTTAATAAACCAGTACTAGGATTCCATTTATGTTCGAGTACAAGCTCATGGAGTTCTTTTCTTAATTTAATATTTATAGGCTTACTAATATTACTATCTCCTAATAGAAATAATAAAATTCCATAGAATGGAAATATATCCATAGGTAATTTACCTATTTTACTATATTTACTAAACCAACTGTTTTTATTTTTTAACTTTCCTGTGTGGGACTCTAATAGAAGTAAATTAGGTATGTTCTTAACATTCAATAAGTCCACAGCTAAATGAGAAGTAATTAATACTTTCTTATTGTTACTAGGTAGCTTATGAGTATTAGAAACTATTTCCATATCTATCTCAGGTTTTATATTACTTAGCATACTTGTAATAGTTAGTATCCTTAAAATAGATACATTAGTTACATCATGTCCATCAGGTATTTTTGAATTTCTAAATGTCATGTAGATTTTACTATAGTCTGGTACGAATAATACAGGCTTACACTTAGTATCATTGTACAAAATCGTTATGAAATTTATCTCTTCCACCAATGTTTCTATTATATACTTATTATTGTATAAGTCTTCCTTAGCGCTTTTAGAAGTTATACTAGATTCAATATTTCTAACTAATGTAAAAACATTAATGTAGTGTATATCGAAATCGTTAATATCTATATATTGTTCAACATTTCTCTTATCTTTATCCCCATCTTTAAATACAGCTTCTAGCATCATGCTAGTAGGTATACTTATAGGAAAACCTCCTAATGTTCTATCGGCTAAAGCCATCATAGTTTTCATCCTGTCTTGTTAGCCATAATTTTCATTTGACATTTCCTCCTTTTATTTATTAATATACTAATATGTGGTTTTATTAATGTATATCATAAAGCCATTTTTAATTCTGAGTTTATAGTTTCTAATAAATTAGGGGCAAAAGTATATTTATTCAATTCTATATGAACCAACTCTTCTATATTCTCTCTAGTTATTTTTAATCCCTCTATAGGTGCTTCTTCAAATACCTCTAAATCATCCTCACTTCTATTATTACTCTTATCAGGTACATGGTCTTTTATTGTATAGCCTTTGAATAACTCTTGGATGTTCTTAAGGTTTTTTCTTATAGAATTAGACTTATCAAAAGTAAGTCTAATATGGCTACCCAATGGATATTTATTTATTAATGGCTTTAATTTACTTATGTATTTATCCATCTCAGTTTCGTCTATTTTGATAGTTTTAAATATCTTAGCATTCTTATTAGGAATAAACAGAAACGAATTACCAGAATATTCATCTATAGTAATTACCATACCACCTTTACTCTCTTCTTCATTATGAGATATCCTATCAAAACTACCCTGAGCTAGTATTCTGCCATTTACACTATGTGAATGAATATGACCTATGTTAATATAATGTTTTACTATATTAAGAAAGTCATTTTCATTATGTGAAGACTCTAACATTTTTATAGGTAATTGATAATGGAATTGTCCATGCATTATAGCTATATCCACTTGAGTCATATTCTTTTCTAGTAATAGTTTCTTTATATCTTCAAAGGTATCAGAAGCCTTATGTTTCCATTCATCAGGTACATAAAGTATATTAAGGCCTAAATCCTCCATAGTCTCTATGCTTAATGCATCTATATATTTAAAATCTAAATCTAATTTACTTTCCTTAAGCATTACATTAATTGTACTAGCTTGTTTCCAATCATGAGACGGAGTTCCTTCTAGTATTCTTAGTTTAATATTATTGTGTTTACAATATACTGCTAGAGTAGTAAGCCATTGCATCACTAAGTTATGATTCTTACTTCCACTAGTGAGTAACTTATCGAATATATCACCAGCTATAAAAATAATCTTCAATTTAGAAAATACTTTATGATTATCTTTAAAATACTTTAATAAATTATTTACTATATTTTCAGTAGGGTTTAAATTATTGCCAAAATGTATATCGCTTAAAACTAAATAACTTAATCTTAAATTCATACTTATACCTCCATTTCTAATATTTATCATCTATTTATGATTCGTAAGAAATAGAACTATCTATGTAATGTATATTAATGATAAAACTTGAAAGGAAAGATATGAGTAGTACAGTACCTTGTCTATCTAGATCTGGTTGGGTGACAGATACCATTACTAAAATGAAATTAGTATTTATTTATTTCCTCACTTCTAGATATTCACAATCAAACACATTTAAGGGTAAGATAACAAGCCTTAAACATATAGTAAATAATTTTAACGATCCGTTAGATTTAAAAAGAGAAATAAAAGAAAGTTTAGAGATAATGTATCTAAATTACTTCGATGAAGTAGAAGTTACAGTATCTTTTAAATATTTAACAGAAGATAATACAAATTCTAATATGACCATAGATGTTGTGGTTACTGAAGAAGATGGAACTACGGTGGATCTTAGTCAAGGTCTAGAATTACAAGGAACTAACTTAGCTAACTTATATGAAGCTATAGAAGAGATAAATAAAAGGTAGATGACATGCAAGATATAGTAGATGGTGTAAATGCTAGTAATATTAGAACTGCACAGAGAACAATGGAAAGAGTAACAAAAGGTATAACTGAACCTGAAGATAAACCAACAGCTAAATTACCAGTAGAAGTATTTGAAGAATATTTTCTTCCAAAATTTGCAGGTATCGGTAGAGATAAAACATACACGGCTAAATGGGTAGAGCTTTCAGGTAGTGTATTTAATCCTGTAGAGTTAATAGGTGAGCAAGGTGAGATTGTTATGACCGTTCCAGGTATCATGCAGAGACAAGACTTATCAAAAACTACTGATAAGGGTCTTTCTAAATTAGGAGAAGATTATTCTTTACTTCTAGCAAATGGTAAAAAAGATTTAGCAGAAGCTAAAGTAAATAAAGTTATAGATGAAGTTATAGAAGGTGTAGATAAGTTAGAAGATACAAATGAGGTTCAAATATGGACTAATATAGTAACAGGTTATATCGAACATGGTAAGTTAGTAGTAGATCCTAAAGAAGAAGTAAAAACTCCTTTAGTTACAAAGACTACTAGTGATATAAATGATGATGATGTAGAATATTAATATACTAGTATAGGGATATCCCTATACTAGTATATATTATAATATGCTGTAGTAAAAAACTTTATCATCTGGTGAAGATAATACTGAAATGCTAATCTCTATTAATCTATCATCTATTTCAATAGTTATGATTATACTATCTTCTTTTAAAAGGTTATCTAATAATCTATCTTTAGATTCTTTAAGTAAAATACTTCCTACTATATGATCTTTTAATAATTCTAAACAGTTACCCTCTATATCACTTACAGGAGTAGTTTGATTTAAAATACCCATAACTTGTTTATTTATTTTTATAGCTTCTTGCTTTTCAACAATAAACTTATGTTCATTTACCTTATTAAACATTATATATCCTCTCTTTTAGGTTGCTCTACCATTATATTAATTAACGAAGTTACTGTTTTAGCACTTTGATTATACATTAAGTAAAATGATTGTACTATTCCATTTAATTTAGTAATTGTTTCATTATTATCAGAGAAAATATAAGTAACAGGCATTCCCGGAAATATAAGTTCTTCATCAGCATAATTCCACTGGATTTGGTATATAGATAAACTATTCTTCACTACTTTAGAACGCTCTCTATATAGGTTGCTAGTATGACCTATATGTACACTTTTATTATTACCATCAGGTTTAGCCTTATAGTTTTGACCATTTATGTTTTGATCTTTATCAAAAGTAGTTCCGTCATTAGTAACTTCTAGGTTACGACCCATCACAGCATTAGCATCAGAAGCGGTAAATCCTACTCCATTATTAAGAATACTATTATCTCCTACACTCATAGATCTAGTATTTTGCCCAGAAACAATTTTAACAGTATCACCTTCTACTAAGTAAGTATTTTCTATCATTTCATATTTCATACCAGTTACCGCAAACACCATCAACTTTTTATCTGTATCTAAAGCTCTTGTAGTATTATATAAAGGATAGACAAATATAGTAGGTTGTCCTTTGTACTTTGTAACATAAGTACCTATATTACCATTATACACACCATAGTCTATATTTTGTAAATAACTAGGGATATCTAATACTTTAGTACCAGTAGGTATTTTTATCTGATTAAACACTCTATTATTTACAGGTTTGAATAAATCTATAACACAAGTTAAATCTCTACCACTATTCTTTAAATCTTTTATACTGTTACTTAACACACCATTGATTACATCTTCCACTATACTATATTTAAATATACCAGAATATGTAGATAAACTTAACACTTCTAAAACAGGATCTATAGCTTGTAATTCTACAGTCACTTGCTCTTCTTGATTTAACTTTTCTCTAGAGGTAGTATCATACCTAGAGCCATTAATATCTGTATTATTATTAATAAGTACCATTTTATATTTATTAGTTACTACATCAGAACCTATATTTCTAGTTACACTTATTAATAAGTTATCTCTATAAGGATGTATGTCATAATAGAAGTCACCAGCACCCATTAAAAAACTTATTACTAACTCATCACCTACATTAGCATTGTAATCTTTCTTTACTTCAACATCGAGTACTATAAGTACTTCGATGTCTTTATCTTTAGTATGTACTACGAGGTCATGAGTTACTTCCGTTACACCACTATTAGTGTTACTTACGATGCGATTAACATCATTCCATAATACATTAGACTCTACCATGTTATTCTTCTTTATTTTCCACTATAGTAGAAATTATAGATTCATTTACAATAGAAGATATACCTATAAACATTTTATATTCTAAAATAGAATTAAAGATATTAGTAAATGCATTATAAGAGTCTAAAACATTTAAACAAATCAATTGCTCTAAAGTATCTATATTACCTCCATCTTCTATAACTTTAGATAATTCTAAAGATAGAAATGAGAAAGCTTTATTCTTAGAAGAATTACTAAAACCTTTTAAGATATCCTCTAGAGTTCCAACAATAAGTTCCATATTTTTAATAGAGTTATTTACTACTGTAATAGCTGACGCATTATTTATAGTAGATGGTAACGAAACATCGCTTGTTTCTATAGTTAACTTATCGCCTATAAAAATAGGAGAAGTATTCACTTTATCTACTTCTATATTAGAAAGTATCTTATCATATTCCATTCTATCCAAGTTAGTAAAGTTTTCTATAGATGTTTTATTTACACTATCTACAGAATCTAACATAACAAGGTTGTTATAAATGCTAGTTAAGTTTTCTTTATCTAGTTCAGAAGTTAGAGTATCTTTTACTTTAGAGATAGCTAAACCTAAGTCGTTAGTAATAACACTATTCTTTATACCAGTAGTTAAACTTGTGGTAAATTTATTATTAGCTTCTTCATCTTCAGATAACATAATAGCTTTTAACTTAACAAGTACTTCATCTTTAGACTTGATATCTGCTAACCTAACTCTTAGTATACCTAACATGTTTTCAATATCTATAGATACTTTATCTTTGATTAAAGCTATACAATTACCTAAGTCGTTAGTTATTTCTCCTATGGATACCTTAAGTAATGATTCAAGTATTTTAGGAGCCATCACTTTAGTAAATTTACCAGATAGTGCTTTATTTACTTCTGTTAAATCTATAGTTCCTAATACAGTTATTTCAGGAAGTAAAGATTCTATATCTACACCATCTTTTCTTATTTTTTTTAATAACTCCATACTAGTTATGAATAACTCAAGATTATGCTTTAATGCGTTTGTTCGTAAAATATGTTTTTTCATATCTATTCCTTTATTTTAATATCATTTAACTATCATCGTTTATAAAGATTAATGTATATGCTTAGCAACCGAAGTCACTAAGCATATAAGTGTTTATAAATAAGATAAGAGTCTTCACCTTTAGTATTACCTATTAAGGGACTCTCTGACTAGGAGATGTAACTTTTCGTTTGGGTCTCAACTGTTTAGTTATATTACTTATCAATGGTATAACTAAACATCGTATTTTACTGTTACAATTAGATTTTACGATTGACTACTTAGTAGTCGGTCAAGGCTTTGGAATAACAATATCTAATATGTTTATATTAGAAGGATTTACCTACTAGCTCGCAAAGAGCAACAACTGATAAGTTTTTGTTATTGTTATATTCTCACTTAATATATTCATGTATTATTTTTTTATTATCTCTTTCATAGCCACTACAGCTTCTTCAGTTTGAGATTGCGTCCAGTTCTTCCAGTTATCTTTCATAGCGTTTCTTTCTAAGAAAAGATGAGTCCAAGAATTAGGATCGTTTACCCAACCTACCATCAACATCTCTTTATATCTAAACTCTAACATAGCTCTTTGATATATCTCTTTAGGATAACCTAAATCTTTAAAGAATTTTTGCACTTCTGCTTGAGATGGTGCATGTAATAGATAATTTACTATATCTTTTTTATTACCACTTTCTACTAAAACTAATAAGTTATTTCTACAAGAAACATCAATATCACTTTTCACATCAGAGTTTAACACTCTTTCTATAAAGTCTTCAGGTAACCAATAATCACAACTATCTAAAGATACTACTCTTTCACTTCTAGCTTCTTTAGATAAAGCAGTATGTGTTATAAGATGGTTAAATACAAACATAGGTACTTTTATTTTAAGAGCTTTGAAATTATCATAAAGATGTAAGTCTTCTCTAGATGCAAATGGCATATCTTCATATTTTATACCAGCGTTTACACAAGCTCTTACATTAGTAAATATTTTACCATATGGAGAAGTCAATTCACCATCATTAGTTGTGTAAGAATATCTCCCTAAGTTATTATTAAAGAAAGCTATATCAAAGTCATATCTTTTATCACCTAAGATAATTCTATAAATATTGTTAATAAAAACATATTCTAATATAACACCAGCAAATTCTAATGGTCTACTAGGAGAACCATTTTCATTGCCCTCATACGGTGCAGCTTCTTTTAATAATGAATTAAATCTCTTTACGGGATTATTAGCACTATCTTTACCTCTAGAAATAGCAGCTAAGTCGGTTACAAACTTCACTCTCGATTCTTCATCTTTATTAACTTCATTAGTAGGTATAGTAGATACTTTACTCGTAACATACCCATCTCCATAAATCTCAATCGTTTCTTTCATTTTGTTTCCTTTTTAAATAAATTTTACTATATTAACAACCTAGTATTTAATAAAATTCATACTTATAAATACTATGAAGTAAAAGACTTTACAAAATAAAAAAGGAATATTATGGCTGTAATAAAAGGTGAAAAATATAAGCACAAAGATGGAGATATTTATGTAGTTAATGAAATAACTAAGATAGTACTCTCTAACAAACAAAAGGTAAATCAAATTGATTACTCGCAAGTAGATAATTTAGATAAAGTTTATATTAGAACAGAAGAACATTTTGAAAATAGTTTCACAATATTAAATAACAATAAGGAATCATAATGGATGCAAAACAATTAATGGCAGATGCTAAATTTTACGAGTCATACTCTAGATTTTTAGATAAAGAAGGTAGATATGAAACATGGGATGAATCAGTAAGTAGAGTTATGGAAATGCATAAAACATTTTATAAAGATAAACTTACTCCTGAGTTGTTAGAGTTAATGACTGAAGTAGAAATGGCTTATAAACAAAAATTGTTCCTAGGGTCGCAAAGAGCATTGCAGTTTGGTGGAGAGCAGTTACTTAAGAATCACAATAAACTTTTCAATTGCACTGCCTCTTATATAGATAGAGTTGCTGTATTTGGAGAGATATTCCATTTGATGCTTTCTGGTTGTGGTGTAGGTTTTAGTGTACAATATAGACATATAAATAAACTACCTAAGATTTCACCAAGAGCTAAAGAAACTGTTACTTATACAGTAGATGACAGTATAGAGGGGTGGGCTGATTCTGTAGATATTTTACTTAGTTCTTTCTTTGAAGATGGAGGTAAACATCCAGAATACCATGGTAAGATTATTAAGTTTGATTTAAGTAAAATCAGACCAAAGGGTGCTCATATTTCAGGCGGGTTTAAAGCTCCTGGTCCAGAAGGACTAAGAAAGGCTTTAGATAAAATAGAGATTATGCTTACTAACTTAGTAAGTGATGGTATAACTTCTATGCCTACTATTGTAGCTTACGATATTATAATGCATATTTCAGATGCAGTTATTTCAGGTGGAGTTAGAAGAGCAGCGGCTATTTGTTTGTTCTCTCCAGAAGACGAAGATATGCTTAATGCAAAAACAGGAGATTGGTTTATTGAACACGCACATAGAGGTAGAAGTAATAACTCAGCAGTTCTTTTAAGGGACAAAACAACTAAATCTCAATTTGAACACCTTATGAAATCAGTTAAAGATTTTGGTGAACCTGGTTTCATCTGGGTAGATAATCTAGATTCTCTATATAACCCTTGTGTTGAAATAGGATTATACTCATATACTAGTGACGGTAGATCAGGTTTTTCTGTATGTAACTTAACAGAAATAAATGGTGGTATGTCTGTAAATGAAGAGATATTTTATCATCAGTGTAAAGTGGCTTCTATAATGGGTACATTACAAGCGGGTTATACAGATTTTAAATTTGTTTCTAAAGAAACCAAGGAAATAGTAGAAAGAGAAGCTCTTCTAGGTGTTTCAATAACGGGTTGGATGAATAATCCAGAGATTTTATTTAATAAAGATACCTTAGCTAAGGGTGCTAGTATAGTTAAAAAATACAATAAGTTAACAGCAAAGTTAATAGATATAAACCAGGCGGCTAGAGCCACAACTATTAAGCCAAGCGGAAACGCCAGTGTTTTATTGGGTACTGGTTCTGGAATACATGGAGAGCATTCTAAAAGGTATCTTAGACATACACAGTTTAACAAGGGTACGGAGATAGCTAAACTATTCATGGAAGAAAATCCTAATATGGTAGAAGAAAGTGTATGGGGTTCTAATGATATAGTAGTGGCATTTCCTATTATACCCAAAGAGGGTTCTATATTTAAATCTGATTTACTAGGAGTTAAGCAATTAGATAAAGTTGTTGAAGCACAAGTAAATTGGGTAAATAATGGTAAGAATCATGATTTATGTGTAAAGCCTTGGCTTAATCATAATGTGAGTAATACTATTACTGTAGATGACTGGGATGAAGTAACAGATTATATTTTTGATAATAGAGATAAATTATGTGGAGTTTCTCTATTATCTGCTTCTGGAGATAAAGCTTACCCTCAAGCTCCTTTTACAGAAGTATTAACATCAGAAGAGATACTTTCTAAATATGGTGAAGATTCTTTATTTACATCTGCTTTAATAGAAGCGGGACTAACTGCGTTTAAAGATGATTTATGGAATGCTATCAATACCGCTAAAGGTATAGGTGAGAAACTAACTGAATCTAGTTCAGATTTATTAAAAAGAGATTTCGTTAGAAGATTTAATAAATTTGCTAAAAGATTTGATAGTGTAGATATGTGTGCAGATTGTTTAAAAGATGTATATAATTTACATAAATGGTCTAAGATAATAAATAACTTAAATATACCTAACTGGGATGAGAAATTAAAAGTTAAGAAATACACAGAAGTAGATACTATAGTAGCGGAAGCTTGCTCTGGCGGTGCTTGTGAAATAGTTTAAAAAAAAAATAAATATACACTATGTAGCATATGCTACATAGTGTATTATTCTTTAAGTAAGTATTCAGCATTACAGCCTTTATCTATAAACATAGAGATACCAGCAGCTATGTGTATAGTGCTCTTATCTTTAAACATAGTAGATATATTATTTAAAGTAGCTAAAGCTGTATCCTCATCTACCTCTTGAGTAAATGAACTATATAAATGCTTACAAGTCATAAGTATATTTTCTACACTCATTTCTTCATCTATAATATACACCTTATCATTGTTAGAATCAATAATAAATAATTTATTCTCTAAACATAGACCATACTTTACTACAGTTTCATCATTTACCTCTTCTAGCTTTCTAAGTTTATCGTAAATATAGTTTAAGATATTCTCACCCCTATAAGGTACAAAATATTTCCATTTCTGACTATGCTTAGTACTAAGGTTAAAGTTAGGATCTAATACTTTATAGGCTTCCTCTCTACTCTTACAAAAGTAAGCATCTCCATTTTCATATTTTACAAAATATACATCTTTACCATTAGCGTCAGAATTAGCTCTTTTACCATATACTCTACACTTAGTACCAATTGTTAGAGTTTGACCCACCTCGCCTCTCATAGAGGTCTTAGCTATCCTTGTAGCTATTCTAAATAAAGATAACTTATGATAAAGCTCCTCTAAAGTATTGTCATCTTTAATTGTGTCGTTATTTTCCATATTATATCCTTTATTTTATGTTATATACTTTTTCTACTTCATCTTTACCAGAACCTTTCCAATAAGGATCAATCCATTTAAGTTTATGCTCGTTAGTCGATTTATAGTACTGATTGCGTAAATGTCCTCTAACAATCCATCTCTTATCTGATTTCCAGTTAGTCCCATTACGGTCATTTTCATTACTATTATTAATAGTTTGAAAAAGGTTGATGTTATTTATAACATGTTTAGGTATTTTAAGCTTAGAATTCTTTTTACCAGTAACTTTTTTACTCTTTACTCTTTCAGAATTATTTTTAAATGTAGCAGCATAAAACAAGACCGACATAGTTATAGTTATTAAATTTTTATAGTCACTATCAGATATTTTCTCAAAAAGATAATCGTTTTCCTCTATCTGTATAAACCATGTAGTGTTAGTTGACTTAGTTGTTACTACTATATCTAGTACGCTAGTCATATCTTCTATTTTTTGACCATCTTTAGCTATAAATATATCTGGATTAGTTGTTAAATCTTTAATCGCAGTTTCTTTAGGTATATGTGCGAAATGTATTTCTGTTTCACCTACTATAATTGTACCAGAATTAAAACTAAATTTAAAATCTTTTAGTTTCATTTTAGATAAGGTTTTTTCAGTTATATCAGATTTCCAATCTTCTCCCTTTACCTTTATTAAAGTATGACCCTCAGACATAATCTGTCTAGTTATAATAGCTTTAGTTATTAAAGCCGTTGAATCATTATTAGGTAAATACGGAACTCCTATAGCGTTTGCTATTTTTGTTAGTTCTACTCCTAATTTATTTTTTATGTTAAGCGCTTTAACTAGATTCATAGTTATGCCAGACAGGTCGTTATAAATTGGATGTTTCATATCTTTATCCTTCTTTTTAAAGTTCTTTTATATTCAATTAGTTTACCTCTTACCGTATCCGCTGTTCTATTATATCTTCTAATAGCTAATAGAGGATTAGGTGTGCAGTTATCGTCCATAATCTCGACAGGTACAAAAGTAACTCTTACAAATGTTCTCATCTTACCTTCTATACCTACAGGTCTTCTATGTATTACATAAGGATCAAATACATAAACTTTATTACTCTGAGCCTTAAGTACTTTAGGTTGTTTTCTTTCAACTTCAGAATTTATGTAAGTTACTAGGTTATGTTTTTTAGCATCAAAGTCTTCTGGAAACGCTATAGGTAGTCCTATATATTCTGTAGGTGAGTTAGAGGTAACTATATAGTTTTGTTCAGGTAAATGAGTTATCATTTCGCTGTATCCATCTGTGTGCCATTCATCATCAGTTTCACTATCTAATAACCCGTGTCTAACAGTTATGTAACAGAAAGAATGATTTAGGTTATGTTCTTTTTGTTTAGCATCACATTTAACTATTAAGTCTTCACACCATTCTAATTCAGTAGGTATTTTAAACTCACCGTGTGGTTCTCTTATCATCATTCTTAGTATGTACTGTCTATCATGAGGACACTCTAATTCATAATCAAAAACTTTATCTGGAAAGTTGGTAGTTTTAAACCCATGTAATCCTATAGCTGTAAAGGCTCTTTTTAAATATTCCATTTTCATTCTCCTTGTGTTATATACATAATTAATATATGGTTATAAATAAATTACATACTACTATGGGAATTAACCCATAGTAGTACTATTTACACTTCTTATAAGTTTTGTTATCTACTATTCTAGATATAGTGGTTCTATGTACTTTATACTCAGTAGCAAGTACATCCTCAGACTCACCAGCTTTAGCTCTAGTTCTGATATCTTTTATCTGCGGACAAGTAAATGCAGGAACTCCTACTTTCTTTTTAGTATCTTTAGTTATAGGTTCTGTGACCTTTTCTTTTATCTCTTCTTTAGCATCAGGATCAAATACCTCTCCTGTTTTAGCCTCATAAGCATCCATGAGCTTTTCATAGTCATCAGATAATGCTGTATTAGCATCAGTAAGGCTTCTAACAGAAGCATCTTTATCAACTTTTAACATATTATCAGCAAACTCTTTTTGTTGCTTTTGCATAGCTTTACTATTTTCACTCTTAATAGTATCAATAGCTAGTTTATGTTCTTTAGCATTATCTTTTATAGTTTGCTTAAGTTCTTTTACATCATTTTGAGCTATCTCTAGTTTAGTATTAACTTTACCTGCATTTTCAGTTAATGTTTTAGCATTAGTTTCTAATGTTGCGTTCTTAGTTTCTAGTACCATATTTTCACCTTGCAGTTTACCAACCAAATCTTCAGATTCTTTTAACTTAGTTTCTAACTCTTCTAGTTCACTAGAATGAGATTCTTTAAGTCTGTTAATCTCTTTATTAAGTTTAAATCTTTCTTCAATAAGATCAAGTTTCTCTGTTCTTAAAGCGTCCATATCTATATTTAATCTAGATATCTTACTCTCTAATAAATTTACTGTTTCTTTAGAATATGCAGGGTTAAATGCTTTATCCCAAAACTTCATCTCTACTACTAATACTTTATCACTCATGACTTTCCTTTTATTTTTTATTTTTAAATCATATAAGAGTAAATGTGTGCAAAATAGATAATAACTTAATTGACGGTCAAAAAAATAGTAGTATCCGAAGACACTACTATTTAAATATTATAACTATGCAGAAGCACTCCACCCTACTTTAAATAAAGGGAGATGGTTCGATGCATATAAAGAACCTTTTCTCGTGATGAATGCAGAAAGTTTAATCATTTTATTATTCTTAACTATACCATAAGCTCCATTAGAACTTACAACAATCATTGCGGGGCCTTCATCATGTTTATGTGATAAAACTAATTTATCAAAGTTAATAGTATCTTGCATAGATGCTACACCAAATACAGGTTGGTTAGATACTTCTTTACTAGTAGTTACTCCAGATGGAGGAAGCACTACAGAAGCACACAGTGTAATTGCAAAAGCAATCATTAGAAAAAATATCTTTTTCATTCTTATTTCCTTATAAAAAATTGACTATATAGGTTAGGTATATAGTATCATACTATATACCTAAGTGTAAATTATTTTAATATTTGGCTATTAGAAACAGTGACTCCATCTAGTTCATTTACTAATGAAATTCTAGTACCTGTTATATCTATTCCATTCATCCCACTAGGCGATGGAGTGGTAATATAACCGTTACTTCCATTACCATCAGCATTCATAAGTCCTACACCAAATCCACCTAAAAGATTTACTTTAGTACTCATAGTCAAGTACTTACTATTATTATCGTATATCTCAGAAGCAAACCTATCAGCTTGTACTAATAGATCATGCATCTCTTCATCAAAGTTTTCACCTATTCCCATACTTCTATTTACTAATTGTATAAATCCATTTATCTCTTCATATATTTTAGAAACATCTTTATAAACAGGCGTACTTATACTACCACCATCCCCATATATTTTGATAATAGATACTAAAGGTAGCATCACTACAGTAGTTTCATCAGGGTTTTCAGCTATACCCTCTCCCTCTAAGTTATGTCTGTTATAAGTATAACTAGTAGGTACTCTAACAGTAAATAACTTATTAGGAAACTTAACTTCAGTTCCTTTGTTACTAGAATGACCATTTAAGCCACTTACAGGGCCATTAAAGCGATTAATCATAGTTTATCTCCTCTACCTATTAAACTATACTTACAAAGCATATATAGAATAGGAATTATATAAAATTGATTACCATAACTCCAATAAGGATACTCATCTACTAGTTTACTTAGTTTTTCCATATCTAATACTTTATTATCCAAATAATCAATAACTAATAACTCTATATCATTACAAGCTTCTATATTAAGATCATAAAAGTTATTACTAAAGATATACTCAATATTTTCTATAACTATATCCTTATCTACATCATATAGAGGATTATCTTTCATTACAGGTATAGTATAATCACTATCATCGCCTACTAACACATGACTAACTCCTAAGTATCTTAAATCTTTACCTATCTTAGAGTTAGAGAAGTAGTTACCTATAGTTTTAAACCCTATATCTGTATTAGCTATTTTAAGTCTATCTTTTCTCTTATTTAATAATATGTTAAATAAGGTATTATCTCCCAAGTTAAACCCATCACTACTATTAAGAGTCAGTCTACTTATTAAAGGATGGTCTTTGACACTAACCAATTTCAATAAAAACTCCACTACAGAAGTATCTACAAAGAAATAAGATTCAGTAGGAAGTCTTAATACATTAGATTCTTTATCCATCATAGTTTTAAGATAGTAATCTAACATATCTGTCATAGCTCCAGCTATCTTCTCTCTACTTACTACCTCAGTTGTTAATAGTAAGGGCGTACTTTTAGTATTTATATGGTTTTCATCATATACATATTTCTCAGTAGATTTATAGATAAGGTCATTAAGTACAATAGCTTCTTCATTTACTAAAGAGTGTAACTTAAAAGATATATAATAAATATAGTGGTTATTATAGTGTTTCTTCTCAGCTTTATCTATTATTAATAAAGCAGGAATACCTCCGCTAATATTAGCATAGATTACATCACCATAGTTAGGTATGATTCCAGCGTTTATAACAGCTGTTCCAGTTATCTCATTTACTTCACCAGATGGTAAACCACTGTCCAAGAATATTATAAGTTTTTCTATCTGTCTATATTTTATAGCATTTATAGGTAAGTTTATATCAGGTAATTGTAAAGTATCATTAGGTGAAACTATTTGATTATAATAAGTAACTGTCCAAGGTAGTCCAGAAATGTAACTAGCTAAGTTATCTATATCTAACTCTCTACTACTTACTATATTCATATCTAATTCTTCTGATGTATGTACTTCTATCTCACTAGAAGTTTCATCATCGTCTATATTTAATAAACTCATATTACTTTCCTTTATTTTCTAATATACCAGCTACTACCATGCTAGTACTTACTGTAAAGTATTTAGCATATTCTACAGGTTTAATTTTAAATAAAATATTACTATCTAAACTAAATTCACCATTAGCTTCGTTATAGATGTCATAATACTCATTATCTATATTAAGTAGGGTAGTATAACCATTATAGATATCTAATAAACCTACTTCATTACTTAATGAATAATCACTTAATTTACTCTTAGCATTACTCGTAAGTATAGCTAAGTCGGTAATTACTGAAAAAGATAATCTATAAGTACCAAATATATCTAACGGTACATTACTATAGATATTTAAGTTCTCATCCATAGTTAATTCTACATTAGATACTAAACTATTGTTATTATAAAGCTCTATATAAAATAAATTGTTAAAAGCTTTAAACACATCCATATGTGTTAATTTCAAATAGTCTATAAAACATTCTTTTAAAGAAACTTTAGTTAACTTAGTTAAAGACATTAAGTAGTTAGTGTCATCTTCATTATCCACTACTAACATGCCAGAAAATACTCTAGCGTAGTAAGGTTGTGGTTTAGGTAACATAAACTTATCTTGTTTAGGTATAGTTAAATAATAGTTATTAGAATCTATAGTAAGATTACTGTTTAGATCGTCTACTACTTTTATACTTTTATTCATACCATATCTATTACCATTTACAGGTATTTTCTTATTATTAACAAACTTCATAAACCTTTTATCAATAACAGTATTAAAGATTAATATAGGGTATTGTAATAATAATTGAGTAGGGTAATCATATACTACACTATAACTAAAATCTATATACCATCTATTAGTTTCACTATCAAAATCTTTCTTTATATCATTAAGGTTACCTTCGAAGTAACCTATTAGACCTTCTTGAGTTTCACCTATACTTAGACTAGCTTTACTACTATCATCAGTACCACTATGGTTTACTACAAATCTATCATCAGTATACATAGCTAAATTATCATCAAAATCTACAGCTTCTTCATACCTCTTATTTTTAAGATTATTAATATGTGATAATAAATATAATACATAATCAGGTAAAGGATAACTATAAGTTATATCATTTACATAATTGTTACTTCCAGCTACCATTTTCTGATTTAATTTATTTACTAAAGAAGTTACACTACTCTTACTCTTATTAAAATAAGTAAGTGTTAATGTCATCTTGTGTTTAGAGTATAAAGGTGTTATAGATGTAAGCGTACTGTCATCTTTATAAATAGATTTCATATTTTTACTTCTATGTATCATGGAGTTGTTCATATTCTCAGCAATACCATCTTCATACCTTATCTTAAGTTCTTCTGTTAAAGAACTACTAACAGTTTCTATCTTATCATTAGTCTTCTTCACTCTATCTATATTATCATTATCATCTAGATCTAATTTTAATTTATTAGGTAGATTCAAAATAAACTTTATATTGTCCACTAATGAGAGAGAAGCAGATCTAAGTAAAGTAGTATCTTGCTCTCCTAGTGTTACTTTACTCTGCAACATCTCTTATCCTTTTTTAATATTGGTACATTTGCATAAGAAGCTTTATAGCTTTATATGTAGTAACTATACCATTCTTTTCTAAAAGAGTGATACAAGCGTTCTCAGAGGCTATTACAGGTATGTTTTGAAATTGATTCATAGCTTTAAACTTTTTACCATTATCTTCTTCATTAACAAAAGGTATAATTAAATCTAAATCATACTTAGCTTCTTCTAAACACACATTCTTAGTAAGTTGTTCTATAAACATAGTATCGTTAACATTAAGTTTACAATTTCTAATAATTTCATTTATAGAAGCTACAAAATCATTTCTCTTATGATTTGTTAACTTTTTAAAACATAGTTTCACTAATGTTAAAGAAGTAGCATAATCTTTTTTATACTCATCTGTTAATAACACACTATCTATATCCTCTATCTTCATACTTCTACCATATATAGCTTTTAACTCAGGTATACTATCTACATCTATTCTATTCATAAGGTCATCCTTTTATATAATTTAATCAAATAAAGACTACTACTGTATAGCTTTCACTATACAGTAGTTTA